GTCACTTATGGGCCGAACGGCGCCCCCCATCCATTGGGGACAACGTCGCTAGCTGACTTGGTAGGAATCACTGCGTTCAGAAATGAGCGTCAGGTCAGGGAAGCAGCAGCATGTGGCGTAGCGGCATATAGGGCCTTTGACCACATTGATGGAAACAACGTCGATGTGGAAGTGAAGGTCAGCGTCGCTGAGTCTCTAAAGCAGCAAGCCAACAAACTTTTCGGTAAGCCGAAGAAGCATAGCGCGAGACATCGTTGTGCCAATCGGTTTTATCGGCGGGTCGCAGTGGTGAAAGCCCTGGTGGACCAGGTGAAGTTTGCTGCCCCCTGTATCTTCACTGGCAGCGATGCGGACAAGCGCGCGCTGTTCCTCATTGTGCGCCGTGTGGTGAAGGAGGCCAGGGACGACGGAGTTCCTTTGCCCAACGGTAAGGTGCACATCACGGACCGGGAGAAGGCCTGGTACCTGAAGGCGGTATGCACATCATATTACATACAAGAGGAGGATGACGTGTTTTGGGAGCGTCTCGCTGAGAGCGGGAGCGCCATCACGGCGTAGGGGTGCCTCGTGCGAATGGAGGCTAGAACGACAACCGCGAAGCAGTATCACGACGGTACGTCATTCCGGGGAATAGCCGTAAAAACGCATGTGGATGCTAAACCTGCAAAACCTAGGCATGTAATTTTATCGCCATACATGTCTGCTAGAAACGATTTTGGCGCACATAATAACAATTTACCCAACCTAATCCGGGGCCTGAATGAGAGAGTTTTCAACGTTCAAGGCAAGTTAGGTTTGGAGCCCACCCCGCAGCCACATAGCGGGGAGTGGAGGAAAATGACGGGAGTGGCAGTAAGGCTGTCAGACAGAGTACGCGAGTTTGGAAGGTGTCAACATCTGACCTGTGAAGAGTTTATCGAGCAGTGTCCCGCTAACAAGCGTCGATTGTATGCAACAGCAGCCGAGCAGTACAACCGTCAGGGCTGGACGAAGCGTGATGCGCGGATTAAGGTATTTGTGAAGTTTGAGAAATTGAACTTTACGAAGAAAGGTGATCCAGCGCCCCGGGTTATACAACCACGCTCACCTATTTACAATTTAGCGTTAGGGAGGTTCACCAGGCGAGTCGAGGAGAAGTTGTATCATGCCTTGGCCGAGGAGTGGGGTGAGGATGGGGGAAGAGTAGTTATGAAGGGTCTAACGGTTGAGGAAGTCGCAGCGGAAATGAGAGCGAAATGGAACAAGTTTAAGTGCCCAACAGCAGTTGGACTTGATGCCAGTAGATTTGATCAGCACGTCAGTGAAGATGCTCTAAAATGGGAACACAGTATCTACAAGCGTATATTTGACTATCATCCAGAGTTGGTAGCACTGTTAAAAGTGCAACTGGAGAATGAAGGATTTGCGTTTGTTGATGGCCACAAACTTTCATACAAGGTTAGTGGTACCCGGGCGAGTGGAGATATGAACACCTCTCTCGGGAATTGTATCATCATGTGTTCGTTGGTTAGGGAATATTTGAGGGGCATCGGTGTGAATGCAGAGTTGGCTAATAACGGCGACGACTGCCTGATCTTTATGGAGAAGAGTGACCTGTATAAGTTAGTGGGTCTATCTGATTGGTTTTTGCGATATGGATTCGAGATGGAAGTGGAACAGCCGGTGTTTGAATTCGAGGAGTGCGTGTTCTGTCAAATGCAGCCGATATTGGTGAATGCTGAGACAGACACTTGGGTGATGTGCAGGCAACCATCAGCAGCGTTCGCTAAGGATGCTCTGAGCCTGTCGGTGAGCACTGAGTTAGGATTTAGACAATGGTCGTATCAGGTGGGGGTTGGAGGTCATGCATTGTATGGAGACATGCCTATCTTTGGTGAACTGTACAAAGTTTACAAGAGAGAAGGGGTTGATAGCAATGCGGGCCGCTCTGCCATTTTGGCTGATTCGGGATTCTTGAGACTGAGCAAGACGCCGCGAGTGAGAGGTGACTTCGTTGGACAAATTAGTGACGATACGAGGGTGTCGTTTTACAAAGCTTTTAACTACCCTCCATCTATGCAAATCGCGATGGAATGTGAAATAAAAACAATGAGCTATAAAGGTGTGCGCAACTTATCAGAGAATATTGCCCTAAGTTGCGGGCTGACAACAATCTAGGTCGTGTACCGTGGTCTCCTTTACGATTCCTACCTACTTGGGGCACATGTACATAATGTTGCTACAACATTGTGGCTATGTGCCTACCAGGTAAGTTAAATAGGACAGACGGCAAGCCGGCTGTTATGGGGACCATTTGGTTAGATGCATAGGTCGTAGTATCCTATCACATCAGTTGTTGGTTAGGCATCTATGCTTGGAGTTTGAGTTTACAGGATGAATATTGCGGCATGAACCACTCAGGGGTGTTTCATAGATACATAGAAGAGAGAAACACATGGTGAAGAGAAACAATGGAGGCAGAGGAGGGAAGAATAAAAACAGGGGTGGAAGGAGTAGGAGCGCAATCGCAAAGAGAACCCCCACGCGGGGCTACCGCGGTATTACGCAGTCCGTCGCTCTTAGCGTTAACAACGCTTACGGGGACACTGCTAAGCCGCAGGCCATCGTCAAAGGACTTGATGCGTTTGATACAAATCACGTTCCTCTCCCTCGTGCTGTGGGTGATTATACCGTCGTCAGAACGACGGAAATATTTTCAAGCGGTAGCCAATTCAACCTCTTTGGACCAATGATGACCAAAGATGCGGTTGGCAACCAGGCTTGGAGCAATATATGTGCTGTTAGCTGTGGTGCGGGTAGTTGGGGGGGTCGGGCTGACCATCCCATAAACCAGGATAATGCCACTATCAAGCGCACATATGAAAGTATGGGCCCTGGAATCCGGTCGTGGGATAACGTCAGGGTAGCTCCAGCAGCCTATACGGTAAAAATTATGAACCCTGAAGCTTTGCAAACCACGTCTGGTATGGTATATATTGGACGGGCCAAGCAAATGCTGAACCCCGGTGGGGACGGACGAACGTACGAACAGCTAGCTCAACAGCTGGTGTCGTATTCTACACCTGAGTTGTGTGCCGCAGGCCGCTTGGCCATGCGTGGGGTGAAGGTAGATGCCGTGCCCTACGACATTAACGCACTGTCGGATTTCCG